TTTGAATTTGATGGTGATAGTAATGTTATGGATATATTACTTAATAGCACTGGTTTAATATCTGCTGACTATATTGATATGAATATAGATGTTACAGGTAGTAGCAATACCTTTGATATTAAAATTGCAGAAAATGCTGATTCATCTTATCTTGACTTAGATTGGATTATATTAGGTAGTTCTAATCAATTTGATTTTGATATTGATTATGCCAATGCAATTAATTATATGGATGTTAATGGTGGTTCAAACACTATAAACTTTACAGGTAGTGGATATGCAGGAAATACATCATCTGATTCAGCTTATTTTTACATGGATTTAGATGGTAGCAGTAATACTTTTAACATCATACAATCATCTACACTAGCAAGGGATTGGTTAAAAATTGAAACTACTACATCTAACTCTAATATTTGTATCACTCAAAATGATGGGGGAACAGCAACAGGCTGTTGATATTGGGGATATTTCAGAACTTAATGGTTCTGCACAAATAGTAAGAGATGAACCTTTAAAAGCTGAAGTTAATCTAGGCATACAAAGTAATGATGAAGCCATTACAACTAATGGTCGTATGGCTATTACTTTTCTTGATGATTCTACAGTAAGACTTACAGAACACTCTGAACTACTTATAGATGAATATATCTATGACCCTAACCCATCTAAATCAAAGATGGCTCTTACCTTTAGTCTTGGTACAGCAAGATTTATTACAGGCAATCTAAATAGAATAGATAAACAAAACATACAACTTAAAACACCTACAGCAAATATTGCCATTAGAGGTACAGATTTCACAGCTACAGTAGATGAGCTAGGTCGCAGTCTTATTGTCTTACTACCTAATGCTTATGGTTTATCAAGCGGTGAAATAGAAGTCATTACAGCAACTGGTAGTGTGCTTTTAAACAAACCCTTTCAAGCTACAACAGTTTCAGTATTTGAGAATGCACCAAGTAAACCAGTTATCTTAGATTTAACATTAGATATTATTGACAATATGTTAATTGTCAATCCGCCTGAAGAAGAAATCATAGAAGGTGAAGAAGTTGTTTCACAGAAAAAAAATATACTAGACTTTGATGATTTAGATATAGATTACCTAGAAGAAGATTTTTTAAAAGAAGATGAACTAGAATTTACAGAACTTGATATTAATTATCTTGACGTAAACTTTTTAGAAGATTTGCTTGATGTTATTGATGCTTTGCAAGTTGTAAAAGAAGAAGACGCTTTAGCTCAAGATGGTATATCAACAAATATTAAAGGAACAAAACTAGGTCAAGATTTAGATACGCAAATAACAACATTTTATACTGGTGAAAAGTTGGCTTTATTAAGAAGTGTAGACAGTACAGCAAGAGTTGATATAGATGGTAGTGCAAGTTATACAGTTATCTTTATTCAAAATGGTGTGTCCAATGTTGTTACCATTAATGGTGGTGAGGGTAGTACAATAAAAATAACTCAAGAAAATTAGAGGGCGTTATCAACAATTTTTTTTAACACGCTGCAGATATGTCAACAACACCCACAAAAATTATAGCATAAAAATTAATTAAATAAATATTCCAAAAAGGGTTTACATTCCTGTAAAAATCATTATACTAAGTTATATAAATTGATAAATTAATAAAATGAATATAAATCAAATGAACAATAAAATAGAATTAGAATTTGCTAATAACAATCCAAGTTATTATTTTATTTCTACAGGGCATACTGAAAATTCAAATGATGTATTTTATACATTAAGAAAAACATTTATTAACACAAGATATTTTGATGGTATTGCACAACCTTTTATAGATTCTACACATATCCAAAATTTATCTACTGATTACAACAAAGCTATCAATAAAGCTAAAGAAATCACAAATAATCATAATTTAAAAATTACTCCTAAAAAAGAAATGAATGCTTGGGGAGAAGGTTTTAATAACAAAGAAGAAGAATTATTAAGAAAAAAATTACAATGGGAAAGAAAGTCAGCAGAAATTATTAATAATTACTTATCTCAATATAAAGATTTAGAATGGTCTGAGGTTGTTCCATTCACAGAAGATAGATTGGAGTTTTCAGGTAAAATTTTAAATACAAAATATCAAGAAAATCAATATGGTGGAACTCTTAAAATGTTATTTCAAGACGAAAGAGGTTTTAAATTATGGGGTTCAGTACCAAATAAATTGATTGAAGAAAATTTAGAGAATCTTAAAATTAAATTTATAGCAAGTGTTCAAGTTTCAAAAAATGATAAATCTTTTGGATTTTTCAAAAGACCAACAAAAATAGAAATATTAGATTAATAAAATAATTAAATTATTATTCCAAAATGGGTTTACTTCTGTTGCAAAATCATTATACTAAGTTATATAAATTGATAAAACGCTTTAAAAAGCAAGGAAAAATAAAATGAAAAACTTAAACGAAATCAAAAACAAAATAGCAAATTATGACTATATGTCATATCAAGAATATAAAAATCTTAGAAAGGAAATCTTTTCATTAGATGATGATTCTATATCAGAACTTTACGGAACTACTATGGACAGCATTGATGAAAGAGAAACTGAACTTTACTTTTTAGAAGCAGAAGCAGAAAGAGATATGAAAAATTGGTATGCAAGAACTAAATACTTTAAAAAACTACACAGCGAAGTTGCAAGATATATGGATGATTTATTTACTAAAAAAATGGAAGAAGATGCAAAAAAATCTATAGAACAAACTCTTGCAGAAACAGATAGCGAAGTTTTAGTAAATTACCTTAAATATTTAGAAGATAAAAATAACAAGGTTTCAACACTTTCAATAGAAGAAAGACAAAAACATATTAATATTTCTAAAGAAATACTATCTGCAAGAGCCTAGTAAAAAGGTCAAGCAAATCAAGGCTCTTAATTGAGCCTTTTTTTGTGCTATTATTTTGTGATGAAAAGATTTCTGCTTCCGATAATAATACTATTATCACTCCCACTTATATTTCAAAGCACACCAACTGAAATATTAAAACTAAAAACCTTTGATGCCTTTGTAAAAAAATATGAGCCATCAGGTAACTTTGTAATATTAAACATCACAGAAGAAGATGTAGAAAACGAAGGTGGTTATCCTTTTCCAAGAAGAAGATTAGCAGAAATACAAGTAGACTTAATTAATCAAGGTGCTATTGGTGTTGGTTGGATTATATCTTTTCCACAAGCAGACAGAATGGGTGGTGATGAAGTCTTTGCGACTACGCTAGGTTATGTGCCTTCTGTTATAGCCATGTTTGAGGATGGGAAAAATAAATATCCAAAAGCTACAGGAACTGTTGTCAAAGGCAGCCATGTTGATGGTATAGTATCTATGGGAGTTAAGGAAAACCTGAACACTCTAACAAATAATACATTGCAGGGTTTAGCCATTGCTCCCACCGAAGTTGACCAACTTGTTAGAAGAATCCCATTACTTGTAAGCACACCTGAAAAAGAATGGATACCATCATTTGGCACACAAATCTATAAAGCATTATTTGATGTAAAAACTTACATTATAAAAACTGGTGATAATGGTATAGAGGAAATATCAATTAGAGGAATACCACCAGTCAAAACAGATAGTCTTGGTCGTAAGTGGATAAGTTGGGTAGATACGCCACAAACTGATTTAAAAGAAATGAATGTAGCAGGTAAGTTTGTGTTTGTAGGAGTAACCGCTAATGGTGTTATGCCACAGATAGCAACTCCAGTTGGTTTATTAGAACCACATAAAATACAAAGTGCTTTAGCAGAATCAATCTTAATACAAGATAGCCCTTATATTCCTGATTGGGCATTAGCACTAGAAATACTTATATTTGTAGTATCAGTTAGCATGATATGGCTTGTATTAAACACTTTAGGCATAACATGGGGTTTAGTATTAGGTCTAGGAATAATGTTATCAACAGCTTATACAGGATATGAACTTATCCACAGGGGTTTATTAATTGATGTTACATGGACTTTAATATCACAGTTTATAACTGGTTCTATAGCTTTCTACCTCAGATTTAGAGAACAATTTAAACTGAGGTTGCAAATTAAAAAACAATTTGAACATTATCTTGACCCAAGACAAGTTAAACAGTTACAGAAGAATCCTGAACTTTTAAAACTTGGTGGAGAAAAAAGATACGCTACTTTTTTATTTACAGATGTTCGTGGATTTACAGCTTTGTCAGAATCATTAGAACCTGAACAAGTAACTTACATTATGAATCAAGCACTTACTGCTCAACAAAAAGCAGTTCAAAAACATGGCGGTATGGTAGACAAATATATTGGTGATGCAATGATGGCAATATTTAATGCACCTCTTGATTTAGAAAACCATGAAACTAAGGCTTTGGCTTGTGCTATGGATATACAAAAAAATATGGAAGAACTAAATTATGTTCTTGTAGATAAAGGAATTAAACCAGTCACTATAGGCATAGGAATCAATACTGGATATGCGGTTATAGGAAATATGGGTAGTGAAAATAGATTTGATTATACAGCTATAGGTGATGCAGTAAATGTGGCTGCAAGACTTGAATCAGGTACAAAAGCAGCAGGTGTAGATTTGCTTATTGGTCAAACCACAGAAAATGCGATAGAATTTGATTTGATACCTTTAGAACCAATAGAAGCTAAAGGTAAAAGCGAGAAATTACAGGTGTATACATGGGATTCAAGTTATCAATAATACTAGGCGGTTTATTGCTAGTTACTGCTAGTGGTTCATTTTGGTATATTGATAGATTACAAGACATTATTTCTACTTTAAAGGGCAATCAGATAGCCTTAGAACAATCCATAGCACAACAAAACGAATCAATTAAAACTTATCTTGCCAACCAAGAGAAGGCACAAAAGCAGATACAAGCAATAGAAAAAGAAAAACAGGAAGCAGTAAGAGAAGTAAACAAACTACGAACAACCTTTGCAAAACATGATTTAGATAATTTAGCATTGAATAAACCTAAGTTAATAGAAAATATTGTGAACAAGGGAACTAAAAAAGTCAAAGAAGAAATAATAGCCTTAACAGACCCAAACCAGTTTGATGATGAAAGTTAAAAGCATAATATTAATATCATGTCTTTTTGTTATTGCAAACTGTTCTATGATGCCCACTGCTAAACCTGTTGAGGTCGTAACGATTGCAGAGCCAGTCCCCCTTTACCATCCACCTTTACCCCTAGAAGTTGGATTGGTTGATATTGACTGGGAAATATTAACTCCTGATTTAATGAAAGAGTACCTAGAAAATTACGAGAATGGCTCTGCTCCTGCCATAGCTTATTACTCTTTAACCAGTAAAGAATATGAAAATCTATCTATGAATATGGCAGAAATAAAAAGATATCTAAGAGATACTTTATCAATTGTGAAATATTATAGAGACTATGATAAAAAAGATAATGAAGAAGAAAAGGTGTCAGAGAACAAATAATTTGATAGACTTGAGGTTCATTCATTATATAGGAGATTAATATGATAGGAATGATAGGAGAATGGTTAGGAATAATTACAGGTGTTGTTTGCGGTGCATCCATAATCTGTGCTTTAACTCCTACACCTAAAGATGATGCAATGATTGCTAAGTTATACAAACTTATTGAATTACTTGCACTCAACATTGGCAAAGCTAAACAAAAGTAAAAAGCTATGTCTAAATCAGTCACGCCATTCGTATACAACGCTATACTAGAAAGGGTAGTAGATGGAGACACCATAGACGTGACTCTAGATTTAGGTTTTGATGTCAAACTCCACAAACAAAGAGTACGATTAGCAGGAATTGATACACCTGAATCTCGTACAAAAAATTTAGAGGAAAAAGCACTAGGTTTAAAAGCAAAACAAAGACTTAAAGAACTTTGTTTTGGTGCTTTTAAAGTTCAATCATTAGGAAAAGGCAAGTACGGAAGAATACTGGGAATACCATATAATGAAAATAATCAAGACATTTGCAAAATGCTTATCAAAGAAGGACACGCAGTTGAATACTGGGGTGGCACAAAAAAAGCCAAAGTTCGTGAAGATGGAACATGGGGAGAATAATATGAAGATATCAAAAGAAGGAATCGCACTTATCAAAAAGTTTGAAGGGTGCAAATTAGAAAGTTACTTATGTGCTGCTAATGTTCCTACCATTGGTTATGGTTCAACTAAAGGTATAGAAATGGGCATGACCATATCACAAGAACGTGCAGAAGAATTATTGCTAGAAGATTTAGAAGTCTATGAAGATGCAGTAGAAAAATCTGTAACAGTTCCATTAAGTCAACACCAATTTGATGCATTAGTCTCTTGGACATTTAATCTTGGTGGTGCAAATCTAAATGCTTCAACTATGTTAAAAGTTTTGAACAGAGGTGCATATGAAGATGTGCCTTATCAGATGAAAAGATGGAACAAAGCAGGTGGCAAAGTTCTTGAAGGATTAACAAGAAGAAGATTAGCAGAATCATTATTGTTTCAAGGACATGATTGGTCAGGAGTTTAATATGGAAATAGTGATTATTGAAGATTTAAAAAGATTTTTGGCATGGCTTAGCCATAAATGGTTATTGATACAACACAAAGTAATGATTTTTTACCGACATGGGGTTTTCAACGAGGAAGACATGGAATGGTTTGATGAATTAGATGTTGTAAATATGTCAGTTGATGAAATTTTAGAGTTAGAAAAGGATATAAAAAAAGGTAATGTTATTGTTGATAAAGGTAGATTTTTTGTTCCTGTATGTGATGATGACAAATAAACTGAAATGGCATTAAGTAAAACACAGACCAAAAGATTAGGTGGTATATTAACAGTGATGTTTGGTGATGATATACCAAGTGACTTATTGACTAATCTGATAACAGAAGGTTATATCAAACTAGAAGGTCAAAAATATAATTTGACTGAAAAAGGATTAGATGAAAAGAATCGTCTTTGTACTTTAGCAGGTCTAAATATTATGTATTCTTCAGAAAAAAAGAGTAGTACATAATCAGCACTAACTTTTAATTTACAATAACTTTATTTTCTAGTTGTTTAAAACCCCACATTTTTCTGAATGTTAGTTCAGCAGAATCTATATCTAATTTTGGTTCTTTGTACATCTCTCTTTCAACTGTATTAGCATGATACCACCTGTTAAAGTTTACACTATATGGTGCATCATCATCATAATTAAAGATTTCAATATTCATTATTTTCTCCTTCATCATCTTCATCCAAATCGTCACACATATTGTCAATAGAATTAGCAACATAATTTGGTACATCTGTTATAACATCTTCAGTTCCATCTTCCCATACAATGTTAACACTCCATGCTTTAATTTTCATTGGCAAACCACCTATCAAATTTATTTTTAAATTTTTTAAACATTTCTTTTTCAGATAAATGTTCATGTTTATCTATTTTATTGTACGCTCTTAATAAGTGTATCAAATCCATATCTAAAACATTTATTAATTCACCTGTTGATTTAGAATGATATGGTTCTAAATTTTCTAAGTCATGCGGTATTGCTCTGTTTTCTATAATAGATTGAATCTCTAATAGTTTTCTAATCTTCATTTTTTCTATCCTTCTGTATATTTTTTTGCATATTTAACCAGTCTATATCTTGTTTGTTATTTAGAGATGTTAACCAATTTGCTAAAGGTCTATAAAAACTATCTATAATTTTATCTAATCTTATAAATAATTTTTTTATTTTGTGTTTCAAAGCATACTCCTGTAATTATCTAATTCTTCCTGTTCCTTGTACTTAATATATGCATTTAGGACACTCTCAGGTGTCTCACCTAGCGTTTTGTTAAAGAGTCTACGCTTTTCTATTATGTTGATTAAATCGTTCTTAGAACGCATATAATCCCATACTTCCATTTCACCTAGTTCGTCATTAAGTTCTTGTATCTGTTCTTTTGTGCTAAACATTTACAACTCCTATGTAATTTATACTTTCTTTTACTTTATGACCTTGATTATTTAATCTTTGTTTTTTACTTTCTAAAACATTTTGATTTGATGTGGTTAATGCTTTAAACCAAAAATCATTTTTTTCTAAATAAACCCATAATTCATATTTCATTTTATACTCCTTTTTCAATTGTTATTTTTAATTTAGTTTTACAATATTTTTTTATTTTATTAGTTTCTTCTTCAAGAACTACTGCCTTTCCTTTTTTATCGTATCCTAGAAAAGTTCCGAAGATTGTTGTATTTTTTATTTGAACTCTCATAGCGGTCTGAACTCCATGTATGGTTCTTCAGAATATCCTTCTTCTAAAAATTCAAGGTTTTTAATTTGTGATATTTGTAAAGGACATGAATCAGTATCACCATCATCATTATGACTTGCTACAAGGCATCTACCTGCAAAAGAATTACCACCCCATGAGAACCATCTATTGTTATTTATAAGGCGACCTTCATCGTCCATAATTAAATCAATGTTATATTCACCATTATCAGCAAGATTCATAATATCTATAACTCTACATTGTAGAACTTCATATATGGATTCTAAGCTACCATCTATATCAACTCTGCTAATACTTTGGTCATATGGGTCTATTAATATTAAGTCTAATTTTTTCATTTTATTTCCTATATAAAAAAGGCATCAATTAAGATGCCTTGTTGTTTTCAATTCTTGCTAATATTTGGTTAGCATCAAATACAGAAAAATATTTTGGCTTTTTAACCATCTTTCCTGTTTCTTTATCTTCATATTCTTTAACGAACATTAAAGTAGCACACTTTTTCAAACCTTTCATAGTTTGACCAGTAACGCCATCTAATTTTAATGCTTGTTTAAAAGTGAGGAATGAATCTCCCTCTTGGTAACCACTAGCCATTAATATATCTATATTTTGACCTGTGTATTCTTTTTTAGTTAAGTAGTTTATCATTTTTATTTCCTTGCCTTTCTAGGCGTTTTATCAATTTATAAAGTCAGTATGCCTGAACTATTTTTAAAAGTAAACCCTTTTTGGAATATTTATTTAATTATTTTTAGAATGGTAAATCGTCATCTTTTTCACAAATCCAGTCAGAGTTTTTATTCCACAGTTGTTCAGCATATTCTTGGGCTGCTGTTTCTTTAAAACCATAGTGCTTTAAAAATTTAAACTCATTACCAAACTTGGTATGTAATTGTGCATGATGGAAATAACACAAAGGTATAACTTGGTCATCACCTGCTTTTAGTGACCAACCACGTTTACCATCACTAGGTTTTAATAAATGATGTGCTTGAATAACACCTTGACAACTTATAAACCCTGACCTGCTTATAAAACAAGGCAGGGTTCTAACCCACATTAAATGCTTTTTATCTTCTAATCTTTTTTTAGAAGGGTGCTTTCTGCGTGTCTTGTTGAGTTGTTTGGTAGTTGTTTTCATCATCTTCAATAGGTGAAAGTTTAACTCCTGTTCTTTCTTCACCATTATCCTGTATATTTCTCCAACCTCCAAATCTATATGGCACATTATTAAAAGTTACCTTACCTCCAATATCAGGACTTTTTTCTGATTGTTTGTTTTCAGGTTCATTTATGTGCAATAGACCAATGCTTATTGATAGTTCATATTTATCAACGCCTTGATGTGTATATTTTAAAATTGAAGCATAACGTTCTTGACCATCAATTTTAATTTTACCTTTTCTTACAACTGTACAATTAGTTTCATGCCACAAACTACCTGTACCTTCTTTCATTTCAAATTTATCCAATTTATTCTCCTTTTATTAATAATTTATATTCATAGCCATTGCTGTTGAATAATCTTCTTTTTTCAATAACTTCACCATAAGGTTCTAATTTATATTTTTCCCTTTGTGGTTCTTTTCTCAAATCTCTTATAGCAGCACTTATAGAAGGCTCACCATAAAATTTACCAGTCTTGTTTTTAATGGTTTCTTGTAGTTTCCAAAAAGTCCACCACTTACCATTTCGCATACATAAATATACGCAATCATCTAATGTAAGTTTTTTCATTTTCTTACATAGATTTCAACAAGTTTTTCATAAGCAGTTCTTTCAACGCTACCTTCAGCAGTGTTGTTATATGCTTTTTCAATCTCATCACTATTTTTTCTGAATAGAGCGTGTTGGTCAGGGTCAGCAGGGTCGCTTAAATATTGTCTACATTTATCAAGATAGGCACTTTCATCAGCACTATGACCTATTTTGTGACCATCAAGGTTTACAAATATATAACCTTTAGATAAGTCAGGAGCAGTTGCTTTATTATTAATAGCGTTATCAACTTCAAAAGCTGAAGCATATTCACCGCCACCAAGACCGCAGTTAGCCAAAGCCCTACCTATAGCTGATGTTGTACAGTTTTCTAATGCACTTGTTTTGTTAACAGGTCCTTGATTTCTAAATTCTTCAGCAAAATCATTACCTATATCACGCCACACACCATCTTGATATATTGAAACAGTTGCTTTTATAACAACTCTTTCTAGGTCATTTATTATTATTTCAGTAGATACCCTAGCATCACTACCGAACACTTTTCTAAAACACTGTAGACGAGTATCTACAGTTGTATAATGCTTACCTTTGATAAGAACTTTATCTTCTTTAGGTAAGTTTGCTATTTCATTAATTACATCAATTAATTTCATTTCATCTCCATATAGTTTTAGCTAATTTAATTTCATCTTCACCCCATAACCATGAGTCAAAGTTTGGATAAAATAATTTAGCTATTTGGTTTTTATCATTTGAATAAGAAAGCAGGTTCATGATTGCATTAGCCACGCTTCTTACAGTTTTTATATGCTCATCAATATTCTTAACTTGCATACTTATCATTTCTGCTTTTTTGGTAGTTACATATACATAGTCAACCATAGCATCGCAATCTTCAGCTACAGCATATATAGATAACTGCCTATTTACAGTATCAGGAATAACGCTAGGCAAACGACTAACAGTCTTTATGTCTCGCACTAATCCTTCATATTGAACATCAATGTAACCCAGTATAGGAACTGGGATATCATCAAGGAACAAATTGACTTCCTTTTGATAGGAAACTGGTTCACCCATTTCTTGATAATAGGGTATAGCTATATCAAGATATCTAGGTATTAATTCTCTTTCTTTGCTTAATTTATCTAAATTAATATTTGTATTTTGTTTATGATAATTGTACAAGCCATCATATCTAGCAATAGAATTAGCAATTATTTTTTTATTTGATTTATTTGAAGTAAGTGCTTCTCCTATGCCTTCATCAACTACTGTTCCTCGCCACATAGCAGGATTACTAGCACCCTTATGATTGTATAGATATCTCATAATAAACATACATGGGTCTTGTATGTAAGTATTAATAGATGATGCTGATAGATGTGTTATATCATGCGTTTCAAATGGATTATTACTATTCATTTTATTTTCCTCCCCTTTTGGGGTGTTCAACTTAATAATTATTCAGTATAATTCATATTTGGAATAATTAAAAGATTTTTTTATGAAACTTAAAGAATACTTAGAAATACAAGAACATACACAAATGTCATTTATTGATGAGATTGAAATGGCAAAAGGAATAAAAGTTCCACAGGGTACTTTAGCTAAATGGATATTGGGAGCTCGTATTCCAAGAAAAAAAGATATGCTTTTGCTTTATGAAGTTACTGAAGGTAAAGTACAACCAAACGATTTTTATGATGTAACACCACCTATTTGGAGTAGAGACTAATGGAATTTAAAACCACTTTAACAAAAGTTGAAAAAATAATACCTTATGAAAACAACCCAAGGTTAAATGAAAAAACTGTGCAAAGGGTTGCTGAAAGCATTAAGAACTTTGGATGGCAAGTACCAATAGTTGTAGATGAAGATATGGTTATTCTTGCAGGTCATTCAAGAATAAAAGCAGCCAAGTTATTAGAAATTGATGAAGTTCCAGTAAAAATAGCTTCAGGGTTATCTGAAGAACAAAAAACTGCTTTTAGAATTATGGATAATAAAGCACAAGATTTTTCAGAATGGGATTCTGAATCTTTGTCATTAGAGTTTAATAAATTAGTTGAAGGCGATTTTGATTTAAAATTAACAGGATTTGATTTTGATGAAATACAAAAAATCACAAAAGAAAATTTTTTAAAATTTGATGAACCTGATGTTGATGAAGAATTTGAAAGCCTAAACATAAGCTCAGATTTTGATATACCTGAAACAAACATAAAACAATTTATGCTTTTATATGATATTGAAACTCTGGAAGAATTTAAAAGTATGTTGATGAATCTTAAAGAAAAATATAAAGTAGATAATTATTCAGATATAGTTTTTACAGCAGTTAAAAAAGAACATGAAAGAAGTACCTAAATATTATTTGAAACCCAAATTAACAAAAGAAGAAGCCAATGATTTAAAAGGTCGTTATGCTACAGATGATGATTATTCTATTTTAATTAATGATGATTGTAATGCTTATACCGAAGATGGCGAACCATTATTCTTTTTTAGAAAAGGTAAGATACCCAAAAAAGTATGTGAAACTGCTTATTATAATCTAAGAGGGGCAGCAACTAAATCAGAAAATAGAGGTACAGCAGCAGGTCCTCTAGATAGTGATGACCAAGTTGGACATAAAACTATTTCTAGGCACAGATACAGAGAAATAAAACAAGACGGCACATTAAGTAAGGTCATGCGTGCTAAAAAAGTTAATTCAGGTATCGCAGGTTATTTTGATAGAAACACAAGGTTTCCTTATTGTAGACAAACTGCATTCACTGAAAAAAATAGAGAATTATTTAGTAACTCAATACCTTTTTTAAAATATATCAGTCATATGTTTGAAGAAGCGTGTCCTGAAAGATATGAAGCACAAAAAAAAGTTGTAGACCAAAGTAGCAAAGATTTTATTATTACTGATACAGTTTTTAGCACAGTAACAGTCAATAAAAATTTTCAAACTGCTTATCACACAGATGCAGGTGACTTGAAAGAAGGTTTAGGAAATTTAGCAGTTTTAAGTGCAGGTAAGTATGAAGGCGGATATACAGTTATGCCAAGGTATGATTGTGCTTTTGATTTAAGTAGTGGTGATGTTTGTTATTTTGACGTGCATGAAGTTCATGGAAATACAAAAATGACATCTAAAGCACCATTTGAAAGGATTTCAGTTGTTTGTTATTACAGAGAAAATATAAAACATTGCGGAACCATGCAACAAGAGCTTGACAGGGCTAAAAATAGAAAAGAAGGGGATAAAATTAATTGAACATTGCTGTTATAAGCGGTGGATTTGACCCTGTACATTCAGGACATATTTCATTAATAGAAGAAGCGTCAAAGAAAGGCAATATACTTATAATTTTGTTAAATGATGATGATTGGTTAATAAATAAAAAGGGTAAAGCGTTTATGCCTTTTTCTGAAAGAAAAAAAATATTAGAGTCTATAAAAAATGTTGACCAAGTTATTAAAAATGAAAATGATGAACACGGAACAGCAATTAATGGGCTTGAAGAAATAAAAAGAAGATACCCTGAAGATAATATTTTATTTTGTAATGGCGGAGACAGAAACAATAACAATGTTCCTGAAATATTAGTATCAGGTATAAAATTATTATCAGGTATTGGCGGTAATGTAAAACAAAATTCATCATCTTGGATTCTCAAAGATTGGAAATACGATAAATACGATAAAGTATGGGGAGAATATTTTAATTTATACGAAGATGATGGTGTCAAAGTTAAAGAATTAATTGTTGAACCTTACAAGGGTATGAGTTATCAAAAACATGATAAACGTTCAGAAATATGGTTAGTCAGTCAAGGTAAGTGCGATATCTTTCATAATCAAAACAATGTAGATGATGAAAAATTAACCTTGCATAAACATGACTATTTTATCGTACCAGTAGGAACATGGCACCAAATAACTAATCCATATAGCGTAGTATGTAAAATCATTGAAATACAATATGGTGCAAAATGCACAGAAGATGACATTTTCAGGAGAAATTATTATGAAGATATTCATACCGACTAAAAGCAGAGTAGATAACCAAAGAACCCTTAAGTTTATGCCTGAAGACTTAAGGGAACAATGCGTTCTTGTGGTAGATAAAAACGAAGCTGATGATTATAGAAAAGTGCATAAAAACTTACTTGTTGTTCCAAGTCATCTAAAAGGTATTTCAGCAGTGAGAAAATATATATGGGACACAAGTGATGACCCAAGAATATGTATGCTTGATGATGATTTAAAATTTCATATTCGTTCAGGTGATGGTCATAAGTTAAGAAACTGTGAACCAAACGAATATTACAAAATATTTGAATTACTTGATAGATATATGGACATGGGTTATGGGCATTGCGGTATAAGTGATAGAAATGGTAACAATAGAAAAGTAGGAAATAGTGTTGAAGAACTTTTTGAGGAAAATACAAGATATATCAGAGTGTTGGCTTATGACTTAAATATATGTAAAGGCAGGGCGAAACATGGTCGTGTTGAAGTTATGGAAGATTTTGATATTGCTTTACAGTTATTAAGGAATGGCGTTCCAAATATTGTTAGTTATTTTTATGCACAAGGACAAGTACAGTCAAACGCTGATGGCGGTTGTTCAACGTATAGAACCCAAGAAGTTCAAGCAAAAGCTGCTGAAAAAATGAAACTTATGCATCCTGAATTTGTAAGAGTTGTTGAAAAAGAAACAAAAACAGCATGGGGTTGGGGTTCAAGAAAAGACGTAGTCATATCATGGAAAAAAGCATACGCTAGTTCTAGAACTTAATTATCCCAACTAGCTGTATAATCTTCCCAGTCTGCATCTTTTTCTTCATACTTAGTAAAGCCATGGGTGTTTAAATTATAAGTAAATTTGGCTTCCCCAATCTTTCCATATAAACCTTGTTCTCTTATTTTTCTAGTTATAACGCTTGTTGAGTTTTCATCAAAGTCTCTGTGAACTGTTAAAACCGCGTCTGCTTGGTTATGCCAATGTGCAGCACCGCTTATATCATAAGCAGTAGGAGGGCTATAAGAACCATCATTAGATTTAGGCAATTTAGTTGGGTGTGCTATAACCCAACATATAACTTCGTATACTCTAGTAAATCTTTTGCATAAAGAAATAAAATCTCTAATATGTTCATCTTCTCTTTGGTTGCCTTGTCTTACAGCAGACACTTCATTAAAAGGGTCAATGACTAATCCTTTAACACCATGCTTGTATATAGCACTCTTAGCAATATTTAAAATTAATTCAATTGAAGGAATGCTATCTTTTGTTTCTATGAAATAAAAATGTTTATGAATAAAATCTAATCCTTTGTTTAGTTCCGCTTTTGTCATGCGGTTAGAAAAACCTTCATCAAATGATTTTCCTAAATACATCTGCACCAGTCTTCTTATATGCATTGATGTTGAATGTTCAGGTGAAAACAAAGCAAAAGACCAACCATGATTTACAGCAAGTTTTAACAAGCATTGGTCAAGAAAAGCAGATTTACCATGATTGGGAATACCTGTTATAACTGTAAACGTACCAGTCATTGGTTTATAAATGTCATCAAGACCTTCTAAGCCTATCTCTGTTGGCTTTTCATAATTACCTTCATATAAATCATTCACTTGTGCAAAATAATCTCTTGCAGTGTATAAGCCGTCTATAGGATAAGGTTCAGCGTTGTCTATAATTTCTTTAAGTTTTAAAGCACCATGTTTTATTAATACTTCATTGGCGTCTTTACAATTATCAGGTATGCGTACAAACCAACATAAGTCTTTGCCAAACCTGTGTAATAGTTCTTTGTGTAATGCTTTACCGCTTTCATCATTATCTGTAAATAAAATTATTTTTTTTGCTTTAAGTTTGCAGTTTTCTAATGCTTTATATCTAGCATCTTTTTCATCGCCCTTAAACTCTTTAGGAGCACCATTGGGTAAAGTGGTGGCATTATTAAAACCACACTCAGCTAAAGATAAAACGTCCATCTCGCCTTCAGTAAATATAACTGTTTCTTCTTTGCATACTTTGTCATAGTTGTAGAGGATAGATTTAGTGTTAGCTGATTGTCTAAACTGTTTGTCAACAGTCCTGTATTTAATGTTTGTTAATTTTCCGTTTTCATCAAAGTATTGAAAACCAATCCAATTATTTTCATTATAGATTTTATATTCGTTTATCGTAGATTCACTTATACCTCTTTGTTTAAAAAAGTTAACCATAAAAGATTCTTGTTTCGGTTCTAATTTTGTTGGTGCAACATAAACAGGTTTTTGATAAGGTCTAAATATATTTCCAGTTTTTTTTCCACCTTTAAAATCACAGTGATGACAATTCCAAACCACCCCATCTTCATTAATAGTAACTGATAAAGGGTTATCTTTTGGATTATGAGGTGGCTGACATTGAGGACATTTAACTTTTTGATTTCCTTCTTGATGATGTTTGAGTTGTATTCTGTTTTCATTTAATGTTTGTTCTATTGTCATAATATTATCCTGCAAGGTTGTTAAGGGTTTTATCCTTAATTTGTTTATTTATAAAATCTTCATATCTGTGTTGATTGAGATACGTGGTTGGGTGTGGAATAAATTTAATTTCTGTAGATTCATTTTCTTTTGCAAATACTTTAGTTGCATAAATTATTTTTTTAAAGTCTTTATCTTTAATTTTTAAGAAACTTTTTCTAGCTTGATGTTTTCCTACTTTTCTAGGATATATTTCCCAAAATTCGTTAAAAAACTTTTCAGACTGTTCATCAATATTAGTTTTTGTATTATCTTTAGTATTGTAGGGTTCTGACACCCCCACCCTCGGGGTTTCTACACCCCTAGGGGTATCTACACCCCTACCTAATAAAATATGATATCTATTACTTGTAAAACTACCATTCTCACTTTTTCTGTGTTCAATACGCAGATAACCAAGTTCTTCAAATTCTTTAATTGCTTTTTGTATTCCTTTAGTGTCTTTTAATCCTATCATCTTAGCTATATGTCCATAAGAAGGGTAACAAGTTCCCTTCTCATCGGCATAATTACTTAGTATGACTAGTATCAGTTTTTTTGTTGGTGTAAGACCATCAACTTTCAAGGCGTGGTTAAGATATTCAATTGACATTTATTTCTCCAGTTTCAACGTAGATTCAATGATAATTTATTTTAAATAATTAATAAACCCTTTTTGGAATACTATTTATTTCTTACATCTCTTGCGTATGCAATTTTATTTTCTACACCTTCTTCATAATATTCATCTTTAGTGATATCAGTTTTGACTTGTCTTAAATTTGAAAAAGGAAAGTCTTTAGCAATGTAAGATTCAAATAACCAACCTGCACCATTGAACGCTTTAAAATCACCGTGAGAGCCAATAAAAAAACAATCAACACCAAACTCTACTTGTAATTTTGGCGTTATCCAGTAGGTGTCAAATTTTCCTCTAACAGGTGTTAAAGGTATTTCATGTGATTCAAAATATTCTTTAATTTTATCGTAAGAAAGTTTATTAGCAGAACGCAGTTCAATCTTCCATACGTTTTTCATTACCATTTCATTTATCATAAATACTCCTTAGTTAGTTCTTCTGAAATATGTTCAATATAATCTTCATCATATTCCCAATCTATATTATTTTTTTCATCAACATAAGCGTATTCCCTCCTTATATAAGCATCATTATTAGTTTGTATACTTAACTCTAGTGCTTGTTTTCTTGCGATGTGTATATCTTCTATGTAATCAGTGGTCACAAAAGCATTTGAGTAACCATCGTGTGATTCGTAATCTTTTTTTGACAGGTTTACTCCAAACTTTTCTAATTCTCTTGTTCTAGCTTTTTCATAATTTTCATCAAATTTATCTTGACTGTAATAATCAATGAAATATCTAAATATGTTATAAAACCTGTCCTTTTCTTTTATCGCTTGATATATTTTTTCAACTTGCTTCTGTACATACTTAGGCAAATCTTTAGAATTATCAATAGGGTAAATTTGTATGTAATCACAGTCGTTTTCACTTAACCAATGTAAGACTTCAACACTAAAAGAATTATCATGTTTGTTATTATTAATATCTTGTATGACTTTATCAGTTTGTTTTAAATCCCAATGCCAAACATCATCACCTTCTTGAGTGTAAACATAAAATTCATATTTCATTATTTAACTCCTTTAAAGTTTTTTGCATTTGCATTTTGCTTTGTAGTTGGCTCGTAGTCATAAACAGTAACTTCACCTAGATTACCAACCCAACCAATCATCATATTGTTAAGGTCATATATTAACCACCCACCCATTCTTTCAGAGCAGTAATCTTCACTTGGCACTTTGTCATATCCATCTACTAGCCTAGTTGCTTTTAGTAGAAACTTTTTCTTAGCTTCTTGGAACGTGTACGTTTGTCTTGTTGTAATTGTTTTCATTTTATTATCCTTAAAATAATTCATAATTGATATTAATAAGGCTTTCTTCTGCTTTTGTTATATCAGCATAAGTAAAAGCATATTTAACTCTTGCAGTTTGTGATAATTCTTTTTCAAATTTAGACTTAGCTTTTTCTAAGAGAACAGTTATTTCATTAAGAGTTTGTAATGTTTGATTTTTTTCTTGGTTTGTCATTTTATTTTTCCTTGCTAATTAAAGCGTTTTATCAATTTATACATATAGTATTGCTCATATTTATGTAAAAGTAAACCCTTTTTGGAATAATAATTATGTTTTTTTTACTATTTATCGTAAAATTAAGCGTTTTTGGAATATTTATCTGATAATATATGAGAAATTATGGTCACTAAAACTAAACAAACAAAACTTACAGACACAAAAAAGTTAAAAATCAGAAATGATTTTGTTCATGGTATTGATGGTGAAGAAAAAAAAATATTTCCAACACTTGATGAATTGTGCAAACAATATAACGTAGCAAAAAGCACAGTCTATAGAGTTGCAAGAACTGAAGGGTGGAAAGTTCAAAAGGAACAACTACAAGCAGAATATGTAAAAGAACTTGATAAAAAACGTAGTAAAGACATGGCTAATAAATCCATGAAAACTGACGATAGAACTTTACAACTTGCTGACGCTGTATTTGTAACCATCGCACAAACATTACAACAAAATAATAACGACATACAAAATAATAAAAAAGGTTTAGCACCTAATCAGATAACGTCAATAGCACAAGCAATAGCAATTACACAAAGAGTTTCAAAACTGGCTTTAGGAGAAGCAACACATAATATAGATGCAACAATCAACGAAAACACAAACGAAGCGTTCCGAAGAGCTATGGAACTCCTTGACGAAGTTGAGGACAGCAGAGTCAGAAGCATACAATCTACGCATTAGTTGGTTAGAAACAGCAAGGGATAAACAGCTTCAACCCAAATTTATTAAACATTATATTTGGTTAATATTAGCTGGTCGTGGCTGGGGTAAAACTAGAACAGGTGCTCAAGACATTGCTCTTTATGCTCTACGTAACAACAATGTAAATTGTGCTGTTGTTGCTCCAACACATGGAGATTTAAGACGTGTTTGTTTTGGCGGTCAATCAGGTTTACTTTCTATCATACCCAAAGAATGTTTTTTAGATTCAGTTGACATGAAAGGATATTCATCAAGTACATCAGAGATAAGATTGTTTAATGGTTCTAAGATAACTGGATACGCTGCTCAAGAGCCTGATAGATTAAGGGGACCACAGTTTCATAGAGCATGGTGTGACGAAGTAGCTGCATGGCGTTATCCTGAAGCCTTTGACCAATTGATGTTTGGGTTAAGACTTGGTGACAATCCACAATGCGTAATAACTACAACACCTAAACCAACTAAATTAATTAAAGAGTTAGTAGTTAGAGATGATGTACACGTAACTTCAGGTAATACTTTTGAAAACGAAGATAATTTAGCAGAAAGTGCTTTGACAATGTTAAAAGATAAATATGAAGGTACGACTTTAGGCAGACAAGAATTATATGCAGAGATTATTGACAATCTTGATGGTGCTTTGTGGAATACTGATTTGATTGATGAAGCAAGAATGAGTGATGATACTGAAAAGGAACTAACACAAATAATAGTAGCTATAGACCCTGCTGTTACAGCTAATGCAGATTCTGATGAAACTGGTATAGTAGTAGTAGGAAAAGATAGTAATAATGAATATTATGTTCTTGAAGATTTAAGTGGTAGGCACAGTGCAGATAAATGGGGTAGAATAGCTATTAATGCTTTTTATGAATGGGAAGCAGATAGAATAGTAGCTGAAGTGAACAATGGTGGCGACTTGGTAGAAAGACTTATAAGGAATATAGATTATAATGTTTCTTATAGAAGTGTAAGAGCAACAAGAGGTAAAATTCTTAGAGCAGAACCAATAGCAGCTTTGTATGAACAGAGAAGGGTACACCATATAGGTATATTCCCTGAGTTAGAATCGCAAATGTGCAGTTATACTGGCGAAACAAATAGTTCACCTGATAGGTTAGATGCTTTAGTATGGGGATTGACCGAACTAAGTAAATCTAAAGGACAAGTAAACTGGAGAATAAGCTGATGGCACAACAAACATTTTTTCAAAGACTTTTTAACATACAACCTGCACAAGAACAAAAGAACTCAAATATGATGGGTTATTTTGGAGTAGGCACAGAAGAACCTAAAAACTACAAATATCAAGACTTAGCAAAAGAAGGATATTTAAAGAACGCAATCGTTTACAGATGTGTAAATGAAATATCTAAAGGTGCAAGTGCTGTGCCTTTTATTGTTAAAGCAGGAGAACAAATAATTGAACAACATCCACTTATTGACTTACTTAACAGACCCAATCCTTTACAGTCCTACTCAGAGTTTTTTAACTCCTTATTTGGTTATGTGTTGCTTAGTGGTAATGCTTACATTCTTAAAGTAGGTGGTGTTACTGGAACACCTAAAGAATTACATCAATTAAGACCTGACAGAATTAATATCAAAGGAAGCGGTAATGCTATTCCTGATAAATACGAATATGTCATAAATGGAAAAATACAAAAAGTATATGAAGTTGACCAAGAAAATGGTTTTAGTGAAGTTAAGCATGTAAAACTTTGGAATCCTTTAGATGATTATTATGGATTAAGTCCAATGAGTGCTGCTGCTGTTGAAGTAGACCAGTTTAATATGGCTAGTAAACATAATGTCAATTTATTGCAGAATGGTGCAAGACCAAGTGGTGCTGTAATATTTAAACCACAAGATGATTCAGGATTTGCAGTTAACCTTACAGAATCACAAAGACAACAATTACTAACAGACCTAAACAACCGATTTAGTGGTGCAGGTAATGCAGGTAGACCTATGCTTCTTGAAGGTGACTTTGACTGGAAAGAAATGGGTTTAAGTCCAAAAGATATGGATTTCCATGCATTAAAGAATATGGCAACCACTGATATAGCTTTGTGTTTTGGTGTTCCAAGTCAATTAGTTGGTGTTCCTGATTCACAAACTTATTCTAATATAGCTGAAGCAAGACTTGCTTTATATGAAGAAACAATTATCCCACATTTAAGAAAGATATCATCAGACCTGAATGAATGGTTAGTGCCTATGTTTGATGAAAGACTATCTATTGAATTTGATATTGATTCAATACCTGCTTTAGCTGAAAGAAAAAGAAAGACGTATGAGAATGTAACATCAGCAGTTCGTGAAGGCATTATGACAAGAAACGAAGCTAGAGAGATTATTGGATTAGAACCAGTACAAGGTGCTGATGATTTATATATATCAGCCAACTTATTCCCTATAGGTGACGAAGGAGTAGAAAAACCTGAAAACCCAATCAATGAAGAAGACCTTGAAGATTATGATGAAGATGAAATAGATAAAGAGATTGATTTCTTTTTACAAGAAGAAAAAGCATTATCAGATATAAACACAATTCCTACCAGTGAAATGGCAGAAGAAGCTAAGAGAGGGCTTGAACTTAGAAAAAAGTTCAATAGGGGTGGCACTGCTGTCGGTGTTGCTCGTGCAAATCAATTAATAGCAAGAGAAAGACTATCTATATCTACAGTTAAAAGAATGTACAGTTTTTTTAGTAGACATGAAGTAGATAAAGAAGCACAAGGTTTTAGACAAGGTGAAGAAGGATATCCAAGTGCAGGAAAGATTGCATGGTTGCTTTGGGGTGGTGATTCAGGCTTTGCTTGGGCAAAAAGAAAACGTCAACAAATAATAACTGAAGAAGATAAAGAGTTTGCATTACAAGACCATGTAGAAAGCAAGGAAGATGAAAAAGCTTTATCAGGTAGTGTGAAAAAAGGATTACAAAAAAAGGTAGATGACCATAATGAAAAACATGGTGACACAAAAACTAAAAGAGCAACTCTTAGAATGTTAGAA